GTCGCCAATAGGGGGTTTTGTAGACGATGGGGTGGCGTTGTATAATGTGCAACACATACCATCGAAGTTGTTGCCTCCTGGGAGACATGGCAAGTTGAGCTCAACGTCGTAGGTGATGAAAAGACGGCCGATGACAGTCCCAGGCTTAGCTGGTAAGCCATCGGTGGCGACGGTGACAACACCATGGTCGTAGAGATTGGGTGGGCCGGACGTTCCAAAGCGGCGGGTGAACAGATGTTCACTGGCTTGGAGAGTGGGATCGCACTCGATACCATGCATGATACTTTCAGACGGGTTGCCCCTGCTGTGGTAAGCTGCTTGAAGGATTTCCCTCATATTACTATAAGGCAATTCGTTAGCATTGTACTGGGTAGCAATCGACACAGTTCCGAGAGCCATATCCTGAGCAAAATTGCTAGAAGTGGTCTCGTAGGTCAAGATTGCACCATGCAGCTCCCATTCAGTGAAATGCTCTGCAACGGCAGAGAGCCATGGGAAAGTCTTACCATCAGTGGGCTGTAGCCTAAACTGAGTTTGCGAAAATGCGGTAGGGTCTTCGGGTGCGACAAGATCATCGATGAATTCTCTTTTTCTGATCCGAATGGATGCAGCGCCGGTGGGGGCAAAAGACATTTGAGCGGGTTTGAGTACGCCGCCATCATCGATGAGGGAATTTTTGGCAATTTGATAATCACCGTGTCCGGTTAGCTGAGCGATGATTTCGCCAGCAGCCATGCCGGGAGCGCCGGCTAAGGCTCCACCCATCTTGCTAAAAGTGCCCTTTGGGATCTTGCTGAGTTGACTGTTGGCCCAAGACTTCATCTCATTGTATTTATCTTGATAATAACCACCGCGTCCAGAGATGCGTTGTTTATTTCGATTAATTGTGAGACCACCATCAGACATTAGATGTTGCTTCCATCGCCGTTCTTTTTCGGGGCCAGGAAGGTTCCTAATCTTAGGTTTAGTCATGAACTGTTGTTTATTAGCTGTCATAAGGGAAAATAGGGAAGGAAGGAGGAAGGGAAGGGTAGCTTCGCTTGCAGTGGGAGGGAGAGTTTAATTCAACTTCATCCCCCTGCACCGCCGCTGCAGGGTTCGATTTTTAGTATAACGCCAGACTTCGAGAAACTAGCGTGCCCGTGAACTATTGAGACCGTGGTTTATGTACAGGTTTGGTGACCATTTGTTCGATGCGTGTGCGGGTACGTCTCTTTTCTTTCTGGACGTCCATTGAATCAGCATCTGATATTTTGGCGGCACGGTATTCCTCATATAGTCCTTTTGCTTTGACAAGTTCAAGGAACTCCTTGTGTTCGCTAGGACCGCGGGTAGGTAGACGCAAACCGTCAACTGTCCGTTGGTTTTTCCTTTTCTTCTTATCGTCAGGAGAGTGTGCGGGGAGTTTCTTGTCCGTAGGACTGCGAGCAGGACCAGGATAGTCTTGCTTATTAGCATCATCGTCCAAGCCACCCATTGCGAGTGTGACTGGACCAACTTCGGTCATGGCTTCGTCAGTGGGTTCAGGGTGTTCCCAAAGACGAGGACACGGGCCGGTGCCGTGTTCGAGCCATGCCTCAAAAGCACTCCAGTCGAAACCCGGCATTTCTTCTTCAAAAAGATCGAGGAAGTCGCCGGGGTGGTTTTCGAAAGTCGTACCAGTTTTGAGGGCAGTAATAGCGAAGTAAGGATGCAAGCCGGGGTACTTCAAGACTCTAGCCTTCAGTGTGTTAACCTGACAAGACTGGTCTTTCTGCGCATCCGTCAACACTTTGTGAGACCATGCACCGAAGAAATCGCTGTGCCTGTCAGTCACCTGGAAACAGATGGCTTTCAGAATCATAGCTTCTTCAGCAGTGAACTCTTCAATGTTGAGAAGGGTGGCGTGTAACTTGGCAAGAGTACGCAGTGGAGAATGGATACTGGATCGAGAGCCACCAATGGGATCGAGGTAGTTCCGTCCAAGGAAAGGGATGAACCTGGTGCGACAAGTAGTCTTCACCAGGAAACCCAAAGCCAAAGCAGCTTTGTCGCAAGCTACGGGAGGGAGATCAGCAGTAAGTCCGTCGTCGCCGG